ACAGCAGGTGCTGTTATAGGTGCTGTTCTTACAGCCCCAGGAATTATAACTTCTGCATTTGGTGCTGCGGCTGGAGCTGCGGCAGGTCAATATTTAGAAGAAGGTATTGAAAGTTTATTAGGAATACAACAGCAAAGTTTTGGAGAAGTAACTAAAGATGCTTTAACTGAAGCCGCTATAGCTGGAACATTTGAGCTTGGTGGAGCTTTAATATTTAAAGCAGGTAGAGCTATTGTAGGTGGTGCAAGTAACCTAGCAGGTAAAAGCACTAAATTAACTCAAATTAATGATGACGCATTAATAAGAGGCGAAAGATTGGTTAATGACGACTATCTTCCTAGTTTAGAAAGATTAGGCGCTCCTGGCATTATATCTTTTCAACAAAAATTTGCAGAAAATGTTGGTAAAGATACAACTCGTATGGATATTAATTTAGGTAAAATATTAGACAAAGCTGATACTTTAAGAACTAATTTAGGTGCTGTTGGTAAAGAAGAAGCTGGGCAAGCGTTTTCTGATGTAACTAGTCAAGCGTATAAATCTTTAAAACAATTAGAAGAAGAAGCAGCAGATGCAAGTATTAAAGCTGTAAAAGAAAGTATAGATTACATCGAAAAAGCAACAGTTAATGGCATTGACATTAACGAACAATTGTTACTAAAAATAAATAAATCTTTTTCTGCCATGCAATCAGAAACCTCTATGAGATTTGGTAAAGTTGATGACTTGCTATCTACAATTAGAATTGGTGATAGTGGCACAGGTCAAACGGCTTCTATTTTAAAAACTGGTGATATAAAAAATTCAGTAAACAATTTAATGGGTACAGCAGGATCAAGAGAGGCTTTTACAGAAGGCACAGCTAAAGCTGTAAAGTATATTGAAGAACTAGGTGAAACTGCATCTTTTAGACAAATAGCTATAGCAAGAAAACAATTAAATGATGCTTTATTTAATGAAAACGCTCTGTTAAGAAGGGAGTTTTTACCAGAAATAAATGACGTTATAAAATCATTAGACAACTCTTTAGAAGCAACTAATTTATCAGATATATCAAGAGCAGGAATGACTGCTGCAGAAAAAAGAACTCTTACAGAAGCTAGTAAACTTAGAACGAGTTCTATGAATTATTACAAAGAAGCTATGAAAGATTTTGAGGATTTATCTCAATTTGGATTAATAAGAAGTATTAAAAATTTAAGTAAAGAAGATGGTGGCTTCGGAACTAAAGGTAAATTTGAATTAGACCAATTTTATGACAGAGTAGTTAAATCTAATTCTCCACAGAGACTTAAACAATTATTTAAAACTGTTGGTGCAGACGCAGCCGAAGACATTAGGGGTCAATTAGCTCGTAGATTTTTAGAAGATGGGATTGATGCAACTGGTATAAGTAAATTTGGAGATGCTACAGGTAAGTTTAGTGGTCATAGATTTAAATCTCATATTGATTCTTTAGGATCTGGAGAAAGCTCTACAGGTAAAATTCTTTTTGGTAAAGATTGGACAAAGGTACAACAATTATCTGAACAAATAGCTATGTCTGGTCCTGATAAACTAGACGCAGCTTTTCTTAGTAAAATTAAAAATATTGGCGACAATGAGCCTTTAGTTAGTTCATTAGATAATTTGTTACAAGCTAAAAAAGCTTTTGCAGAAGTTGATAGTATAAATGTTATTAGAAATCTTAATAATGGTAAATTGCTTCCAGAGGAGGCTGTTGGTCAAATAACTAAACGAGGTGCAAGCCCATCAGAAGTTAAAAAAATAGTTGATTTCTTTGAAAAAACAGATCCTAGTGGTGGTGCTATGGATAAATTAAGAGGCTTAGTTGTAGATGATATACTTAATGCTGTGGATGGAGAAATATTTTCTAATCAAGCTGCGGCAAGTAAGTTAATAAAATTAATTGATGGTTATGAGCCTAGAGTTTTAGATCAAATATTAGGTAAAGGTAATACAAAAATTTTAAAAGAATTTGCTAAAGACATAGAGTTTTTAGGAGATGTTGGCAAAGAGGGTAGCGTTGCTGCGGCTGCATATACATCAAGTCCTATTAAAAAGTTTTGGGATAATGCTAGATTTAAAATTATGAATAAGATTGGCTCAAAGCCAGAAAATTTAAAAACATATATTAATATGCAAAAAGGTGGAGCAAACCGATTAGATAGTGTTAATGCTACTGTGACACAAGCTGTTAACTCTGGCTTAAATACTTTAGAGAATGTAGCCAGAGTCACTAGACAATCAGCTCAACAAGCTATACTGCCCTCAAGAACAGAACCTGAAAGTGGTGGCATGTTTCCAACACCTTTAGCTCAAAGGACAAATAATATTAATGTTCAAGCTCCATCTATTAATGTCCAACCACCATCAATAAACACATCTATTGGTGGCATCGACATAACTCAACCTGGAGTTGGAGCAGCTTTAGGCATTAATCCAAAAGATCAAGCTATTGCTGGAAGATCAATACCAGAATCAAGACAAGGTTTATATAGGAACTTACAACAATGAACATAGAACAATTACGAGAAGAACTTAAAGAAGATGAAGGTTGTAAGTACGAGGTGTATCTCGATCATTTAGGATTACCTACGCATGGAATAGGACACCTTATTACCGAGTGGGATGAAGAATACGAAAAGCCAGTTGGTACACCAGTGTCAGAGGAACGAGTCAATAATTGTTTTCAATCAGATGTGCATGTAACAATAGATGAGTGCAAGAAATTATACGATACTTTTGACGACCTACCAGAAGAAGTGCAATTGATCTTATGCAATATGATGTTCAATATGGGCAGACCTCGTTTATCCAAATTTTTAAAACTAAACGATGCCATAGCCAATGAAAATTGGTTAGAAGCATCAATTCAGATGGAAGATTCGAGATGGCACAAGCAAGTAACTAACAGAGCTAATCGTTTAATAAAAAGAATGGAAGCTATAGGTGTTACTGAACAAATTGCTGTTTAGTTATTAAGAGTACCCAATCCTAAACGAGTAATTTTGTTTTCTTCTTTAAATCTTTCTTCATAATCATTGTCAACCCAGATAGAAACTTGTTGACGAATATTGCGTCTTTCGTCAAAACAAATTCTTTTTAATTTTTCATAAGTATCAACATCTATACCAATTGACTTGAATTTTGTCGTGTCTGCCATTATAATAACTCCCATGTATAACAATAATAAAAGAATTATACCTAGAAAAGTTGGGAAACCCAACAAGTATTTTGCAAAAAAGACAATTGCAATGGGTTTAAAATTTGATTCTCGATGGGAAGCAGAGCGTTGGGGTCAAATAAAATCTATGGAAAGAGCGGGTATTGTTACTAATCTTGATAGGCAAATAAAGTTTCCTATTGTTTTTAATGATGTAAAAATATGTGATTATATTGCTGATTTTGTATATGATTTAAAAAAAGAAGATGGCACAATATCGCACATAGTAGAAGACGCAAAAGGTGTGCTGACACCTGAGTTTAGGCTCAAAAAGAAAATGATGTTAGCCGTTCATGGTATAGACATTTTGCTCACTTACAAAAATAAATGATAGAACAGGTATTGACTTATTCGTAACTAGTGCTATATATAAGTTTCTAGTGTAAATAAATAACGGAGGTCAATATGACAGAATTTACAGATTATTTTGAGATGGATGACCAGAAACTCATCGAATCTCGTAGGTCTCTTGAGCGAAAGATAGAGACTGACAAAGAACAACTCAAGGTTATTAATGATGTTTTTGAACATAAGTTTGGGAATATTGCTCGTAACAGATTAAGAGAGTTAGGAAAAGATTTCGGCTCAACTAGCATTATGGTTACAAATAACATAAAACTTAATGCTACTTTTAGAAAAAAGGTCGAATGGGATCAAGTTGGTTTAATGACTACTCTTGATACTATGGATCAAGAAGATGCAAGGCATTATGGAAAGATTAGTGTCACTGTAGAGGAGCGAAAGTATGCTACGGCAACTCCAGCTATTAAAGCCAAGTTAGAACCACATAGGACTGTGGATTTAGCAGGTGTAACATTTAAAATAGAGGACGTAGAATAATGGCTTTAAATATAATTACGGCTGAACAACGTATGGCTGAAAAGAAAGGTCATAAGATTGTTGTATGTGGTCAAAGCGGAGTGGGTAAAACCACTCTTGCTAGGACTTTAGATGCAGACACTACACTATTCATGGATTTAGAGGCAGGAGATGCGGCTATTGAAGGATGGCCAATTGATGTCATTCGTCCTAAAACATGGTCAGAGTGTAGAGATTTTGCATGTTTCTTAGGTGGAGGAAATCCATCATTAACTGACGACCAAGCTTATAGCCAAGTGCATTACGATCATGTAGTGCAATCTTATGGCGACCCTTCCGAAATGATGAAAAAATACGAAACTATATTTGTTGACAGTATAACTGTTGCAGGTAGACTATGTTTCCAACATTGTATGGGTCAACCAGAAAACAGAACTAGAAATGGTACTGTTGATACTCGTGCAGTGTATGGTATGCAAGGTCGTGAGATGATGAATTGGCTCACACACTTACAGCATATTCGTGAAAAGAATGTTATCTTTGTAGGCATTCTTGACGAGAAAGTTGATGAATATGGACGTAAACTATTTGAATTACAAATAGAAGGTTCAAAGACAGGTCGTGAATTGCCAGGAATTGTTGACGAAGTTATTACAATGGCAGTTATGACAGGTGACGAGGCAACAGGTACATATCGTGCCTTT